TCCTAATAGAGGAGCTGTTTATGGACAAACAGTTTGCCAAGATAATAGACGAGTTTTCTTCTATGCTGATGACGGATTCTATGAAATTCAAGGTGATAACATAGTTTCTATTGGTGCAGAAAAAGTTAATAGATTTTTTGACTTAGATTTAAACAAAGCATTTACTGATAGAATAGTATCTGCTGTTGACCCGTTCAATCAATTAGCTTTATGGTTATATCCATCAGCTAGTAACACTAGTAATACTACTGGTATTTGTGATAAAATTATAATTTATAATTATGCAACACAAAAATGGTCTACAGCTGATTGTAGTGCTAGTTTTATTTTTAGTCAATTTGTAGGTGCTTATACAGTAGAGTTAATGGATATTATATCTCAAAACTTAGAAAATATTAATATTGCATTAGATACTGATTTTTGGTCTGGCGGACAAAGATATTTAGGAGCTATTGATAATAATTACAAAGCTGCTATTTTTTCTGGAACAGCTAATGAATCCGAAATAGAAACTTCTGAAATTGAAATTTTTCCAGGATCAAGAGCTTCTATTACAGGCGTAAGACCTATTATAGATGCACAAGCAACAGTAACAATTAAAACAAGAAATCGTCTAGCTGATAATGTTATTGAGTCTAGTTCAGTTAGTATGAACAACACAGGTATAAATCCTGTAAGACAATCTGGTAGATATTTTAGAGCTAATGTCAAAGTTCCTAGTGGAACCATATTTAATCACGGTCAAGGAATTGATATAACAGCTGTTAAATCAGGATTAAGATGACAGATAAAACAGATATAGATAATGTAAGATATAGTTTTGAAACACAAGAATTTTTTCAAAGACAAATTGAAGAAGCAATAAATACATTAATTAATGAAAAAAATACAGAAAATAACAAAGCATTTGCTTGGTTTATAGGAGAATAAAATGGCAGGAATAAAAGATTATTCAATAACTAATTTAGATAACACAACATTAAATGGTATTAGTGTTGCTGAAGGGATGTTACCTTCACAACTTAATAATGCAATACGTGCATTAATGGTTAATACAAGAGAATGGTATAATGATTCTCAATGGGTTATCTATGGTGACGGTGATGGTTCTTTTACATTAACATATGCTAGTGCAACTTCATTTACTGTTTCTACTGTAGATGTATCAGCTATTTATCATACAGGTCGTAGAGTTAAAGCTGTAGGTTCTTCTACAGGTACAATTTATGGAACAATTAGTTCTGCTACTTTTTCTACAAATACTACAGTAAATGTTACTTGGGATTCTGGAAGTTTACAAAATGAATCTTTAACAATTTACATTGGTGCATTATCAAAAACAAATTCTTCAATACCTGAAGGTATTATTGCTACAGCTACTTTAGCTGATGGTTCTGTTACAACAATTAAATTAGCAGCTGATGCTGTTAATGGCTCTAAAATTGCAGATGACTCTATAGATTCTGAACATTATGTTGACGGATCTATTGACACAGCTCATATTGCAGATTCTCAAATTACAACTGCTAAACTTGCTGACTCAAGTATAACTTCTGCAAAAATTGTAGACGGTACAATTGTTAATGCTGATATTAATGCAAATGCTGCTATAGATGCAAGTAAAATTCATGATGGTACAGTTTCAAATACTGAATTTGGTTATATTGGTAATTTAAGTTCTGATGCACAAACACAATTAAATGCAAAATTAGTTAAAGTAAATAATTTATCTGATGTAGCATCTGTTTCAACTGCAAGAACAAATTTAGGTTTAGCTATTGGAACTGATGTTCAAGCTTATGATGCTGAGTTAGCTGCTATAGCTAGTTTAACTTCTGCTGCTAATAAAGGTATTCAATTTACTGGAAGTGGTACAGCATCTACATACGATTTAACAGCTGCTGGTAAAGCATTATTAGATGATGCTGATTCTGCTGCACAAAGAACTACATTAGGTTTAGGCACAATTGCTACACAAGCTGCAAGTAATGTTACTATTACTGGTGGTACAATTACAGGTATACCAAGTCCTTCTTCAGGATCTGATGTATCTACAAAAACATATGTAGATAATTTAGTTGCAGGATTAAAAACTAGAATTATTTGTAAAGTTGCAACAACAACAAATGTTACATTATCTTCTGGATTAGAAAATGGTGATACTATTGATGGTGTTACATTAGTAACAGGTGATAAAGTATTAGTTAAAGATCAATCTACAGGATCACAAAATGGTATTTATAAAGTAGTTGCTAGTGGAACTGCTAGTAGAGATACTGATTATGATTCAATTACAGAACTTGCAGGACAATTAGTTATTGTTCAAGAAGGTTCAACAAATGCAGATAAAATATTTTTATGTACTACTGATACTAGTGCAACATTAGAAACAGATACAATTACTTTTTCTCAAGTACAACCTTCATTTACTGGTACAGTTACATCTGTTGCAGTAACTGATTCAGGTTCATCAGAATTTACTATAACAGGTTCGCCAATAACATCTTCAGGCACAATTACATTAGCTGTCAATTCTATTAATGCTAGTAAAATTGGTAATGGAGACGTTAGTAATACTGAATTAAGTTATGTAAATGGCGTAACATCTGCTATTCAAACACAAATTGATAGTAAAGCAACTAACGGATTTGCAATTGCAATGGCAATAGCATTATAATATATAGGAGATAAAATGGCACAAAATTTTAGAAGATACACAAGCAATGCAGTAGGAACTTCAGCAGCTACATTATTTACTGCTAATTCTTACGATACAGTTGTTGGTATATCATTGTCTAATATAACTGTAGGAACAATAAATGTTTCTTGTTATATTAATGATAGTGTAAATGACATCTATTTAGTTAAAGATGTTCCAATACCAGCAGGTGGTTCTTTGCAAGTTTTAGATGGCGGAGCTAAATTTGTTGTTCAATCAGGAGACGCATTAAAAGTTATTTCTGATACAGCAAGTTCATGTGATGCTTGGGTATCAACAGTTGACGATATAAGTTCATAGGAGATTTATGGGATATGTAGGAAGAAAACCAACAGATGCACCTTTAACAAGTGCAGATATATCTGATGGAATTATTACTGAAAGTAAAATAGCAAGTGATGCAGTTACATCTGCTAAGATTGCTCCAGCTACTGTTGCGTCTAGCGACATAGCTCCAGCAACAATAGCAGCAAGTAACATTGCACCAGCTACAATTACAACTTCACAAATTGCACCAGGAACAGTTGCTGCTAGTAACATTGCTCCAGGAGCAATTACAACAACACAGATTAGTCCTAGTGTAAAATTAGGAGTAGCAGCTGTAACATCTGATCCACCAGCACCTTCTTTATCAGCTGGTGATTTATGGGTTAATACTACTGATAATAAATTAAGAGGTTGGTTAACTAAAAGTGCTTCGTGGTCTGCTAGTTATTATGATTTTGGCGGAATTGGAACTGGATCAGCAAATGATGGTCCACAAACTGCTGGATGGGTAGCAAATGGTTATCAAGGTGCAGCTTCGCCACCAAGAAGAAATTTTCATATTACTTTTAATGGAACAACTGGATCAACTTTAACTGGTACTCCATTTTATGCAAGTGGTACTGGAGGAAGTGGAACATTATCAGCTCATACAATTTATGGAGGTCATAGAGACGACACTTCTTACGGTGCTACACCAATACCTCCAAGTTATTACGCTGTTTCAACAGCTCAAAGTTGGAATGGATCTTCTTGGTCTGCTGAAACTTCAATGCCAACAAACAGATCAGCTTGTGATGGAGCACATTTAAATACTCCAGAAACAGATTTTTTTGTTTTAGGTGGTTGGACACCAGGCGGAAATCCAGCAACGGATATGATTAAATATGACGGTAGCACTTGGACAACTGGAACATCATCACCAACACCTGGTAGATGGGGAATTACTGGTCCTACTTCTGATACTTTATTAGGTCAAGTAGATGGTGGAACAGCTACTTTAGAATTTAACGGATCAACATTTACTACATCAGGATCACTCGCTGTGCCTTTTGGACAAGGAAGTTCAGTATGGGGTTCAACATCAAAAGGATATGCTTTAGCAAATTCAAATATGAGTACGACTTATATTTATAACGGTACAACTTGGTCATCTAGCGTTAGTCATCCAGTTACAGGACCTAACAATGGAAGCAAAACTTGCGGAGGATCAGGTGATGGATATTCATACGGATATTATATTGGCGGTGGTCCAGATGCAAACGGTAGTACATTCAATTTTACTGGCGAAGGATTAGGAGTAGTAAATATTAATTAACAAAGGAGCAAATATGGCAAATATATATTGTACAGCAACAAACACAGGCACAGGTTTTATAACTCACGCCGAACAAGAAAACGAACAGCCGTTAAACGCTAAAGGTTTTCCTGGAAATGTTTGGATTGTAAATGACAATGCCACTGGTCGAAACTGGTTAACAAAAGTTAACGGTGTTTCAAAAACTAAAGCAGAAGCTCAAGCTATTGTAGATGCTGAAATTCAATCAGCTCAAGCAACTTGGGATGCTTTACCTGAGGATAGTTATCAAAAACAATTTCCTCTACAAAGACCAACAGCAATAACATTACCGTAATAGGATTTATAAATGGCGATAACAAAACTTAGAAACAGAGGTATAACTGATGATGCAGTTACTACTGATAAAATTGCACCAGCAGCAATAGCAACATCTGATATTGCACCAGGAGCAGTTACAGATAGTAATATTGCAACAGGAACTATTGCAGCTAATAAAATTAGTCCAGCAGTAACTCTTGGTGTACCAGCGGTAACTTCAGATCCACCAGCACCAAGTTTAAATCCTGGTGATATGTGGATAAGAACCGATCTTTCAGCTAATCAACTTAAAGGTTGGTTAAGTGTAGCTGGTGCTTTTAGTGCTTTACCTGATAGTCCTTATCCTGGTTATGGTGGAGGTGCACTTGGAACAGCAGCAGCTGGAGCTATGATTTGTCGTTATGGTGGTCATCCTAGAACTGGTGGCGATAACGGAGCTAGAGGTTATGATCATCAATCTTTTGATAATACTACTTGGACACAAGAAACAAATTTTCCTTATCCAAACTCAGGATGTTTTTTTCACGGAACAACATCAGCTGGAGTAGCTGGTGGAGGTCACGGAAATCCTGGTGGACCAAATTCACCTTTAGGAGGATATAGTGCAACTACAATTTCTTATGAATGGGACGGTGCAGCTTGGGGATCTAGTGCTTCTTTAAATACAGCTGTTTCTGCTTCTGACAGTTCTCATTCGCCTTCACAATCAGATGCTATTGTAGCTGGAGGTTGGGGATCATCTCCTACTTCACCTACTAACGGTGCAACTATTTCAGCTCAAACTTACAATGGTACTGCTTGGTCTGATTTAGGAACAAATATGCCATTAGCTTTAAGAGCTGGTGGTACTACTGGACCAACATCAAATCATTTAGTTTTTGGTGGAAGTACAACTGGTCCATCTGTGACCAATACAACTATTTCTTGGAATGGTTCATCTTGGTCAGTTGAAAATTCAATGCTAAGTGCTAGATCTGAAATGTCTTCATCTTCAACTGGTTCAGCAACTACTAGTGCTTTTGCTTATGGCGGTGGTCCACCTTCTAATTACAATACTACGAATGTTTGGAATGGAACATCTTGGATTACTGACGCAACAAATCCAGCCGCAGTATCAAATCAAGGTGGTGGTAGAGGATTTGGTGGTGTTGGAACTACGGATGCAACAAGTGGAATTACTGCTGGTTTTAATGATGGTAGTGCAAAAGTTTCAAGATTTACAGGACCAGGTTACGGAGTAGTTAATTTAAATTAAAGGAATAATAAATGCCATATATAGGAAAACAACCAGTCGTAGGAAACTTTGTAAAGCTAGATGCTATTACAACATCAGCAACAGACACCTTTCCATTAACTAATGGTGGAGCAGCTTATACTCCT